GGTCGATCTTCAACTCACTGACCACTGGGCACCGAAGGTGCTCGGCGCGTTTAGCGGGCTGTGGACCGCGGACCAGCTGAAAGGCTACGCCAAGCAGGCCAGGGCCGTCTTCAACGACGGCGGCGGCGACCTGTTCGACCGTGCCGGTGCCCGCCGTGACATGACGCCGGGTCCGCTCAAGGACGTCCTCGACGGGCTGTGGGCCGACGCGTACACCGTTGGCCGCATGGCCGGCCAGGCGGACATCCTCGGTCCCGGCGACGATTTCTCCAACTGGCGACCCGGCCAGCTGGGCGAGTCGCCGCGGCTCTCGGACCTCGGCTGGATGGACGCGATGAAGTCCAAGGGCCTCACGCTCTCGGGCATCAACGCGACCACGCTGGACATCATCGGCTCGAAGATCGACCAGGGCGTCAAGGACGGCCTGTCGGTGGACCAGCTGGCCCGCTCGCTCCGCGACGCGGTCGGTGACCCGAAGCGGGCCGAGACGATCGCGCACACCGAGTCCGCCAGGATGCTCACCGCGGCGTCGCTGACGCAGTACCGCGAGGCCGGCCTCACGCAGTGGGACCTTGTCACCTCCGCCGGTGCCTGCCCGGAGTGCCTGTCGGTCGAGATGGACAACCCGCACTCCGCGTTCGACGACGAGTCAACCCCGCCGCTTCACCCGAAGTGCCGGTGCTCGGTCTCGCCCCACCCGGGCGGTCCGGCGCTGGTGACTGACCCGACCGGCGGGCACGGCGAGATCGTCGCCGACGACTCGATGTCCGATGACCAGCGCGCCCTCGCGGGCACGGCGTTCTACAACGCGTTCGAGTCCGCGATGAAGGACTCGCCGTACAACGCGTTTGTGTCGCACTACACCGCCGACGAGATCGCCGGGATGAAAGACATCGTCCTGGCAGAAGGCGGCAACGCGGGCATGCTGATCAAGGATCACGGCGACGGCAGGATCGAAGGGTCGGCCCTGTTCAACCAGTCCGGCGACAAGTCGGTTGGCCGGCAGTTGCTCGACGACGCGGTCAACAAGTACGGCGTGAACTACGTCGAGTGCTACGGCCCGTTCCTGCCGAAACTGTACGAGTCCCTGGGCTTCCAGTCGGTCGAGCAATACCCGTTCGACCGGTCTCTGGCGGCGTCAAACTGGGACTACGCTAAGTTCGGCGAACCGGATTACCACATGATGACGTTGGGAGGTGTGAGCTATGACGAACTCGCCAGACGAGCCGGAGCCGCGGCAGTCGAAAACGCCGCGATCGAGGCAGACCCCGGCAACGCCGGTAATGAAGGCTTCGAGTCAGCGGTCGCTCAGTGACACCAAGCTCGACACCATCCGCGCCCGCGCCGAAGCGGCCAAGCCGCCCGGCCAGGACGCCGAGTACAGCGACGCATCATGGGAGGCGGCTCTGGCGCTCATGGGACTGGCACCCATGACGCCGGACCGCTGACAACCACATAAAACGGATCTAACCCGCTCTCACCGAGGGCGGGTTTTTTCATGCCCGGAAAGAGGCTGACGTGTGTGATTCATGCGGATACCCGGGCGACCGGCACTACGTGCTCGGCATCGCCTACCCCGCTGACCGGATCGACGGGCACGGCGAGTTCATGTCCGCCGAGTCGGTCCGCAAGGCGTCCTCGACGTTCATGTCCGACGGCGGACGGCAGATCGGCCTGCACCACGCCGACGGCACCGTCGGCCACGCGAAAGTCGTCGATTCGTTTGTCTGGCCGCTGGAGGCACCCGACTGGGTGACGACCGGCGCGGACGGCACCGAGCAGGTCATCCGTGGCGGTGACTGGCTGGTGGGCGTCGAGTTCGACGCGCAAACATGGCCCCTCATCAAGACGGGCCAGGTAAACGGGTGGTCCATCCAAGGTATGGGTGCCCGACGAGAGAGTGAAAGGTAACCCATCGTGACCATCGAAATTACCAACCCCGACATCCCGCGGGTGGACGCAGTGAACGGACCGGCGACCGGCATGCCGTTCCTGATCCTCAAGTCCCAGGACGCGCAGACCGACCCCGCCGCCGTGCCGGTCGTGAAGGCCGAAGGCGACGACCCCGCCGAAGACATCGAGGCCGAGGACAAAGAGGGCGGCGCGAACATCGACGGCACCTCCGTCTCCGACGACGAGTCGAACTCCGCCGCGCCCGCCTCGCCCGCATGGGAGGCCACCGACGCCGCGAAGGCCCGCGTCATCGTGGACGCCCTCGCCCAGGCACGCGCCGGTATCCAGGAGCTTTGCCAGCGGGAAGAGGCCGAAGGCGAAGACGGCGACTACGGCACCGCATGGGACCTCGAAGACGCCGAGTCCGCGATCGACTGCGCTCTCGCGATCCTGGCGAAGTTCGCCGTGGATGAGCAGGTCGAGGCGGACCACGCCCAGGCCGAAGCCGAAGCCGACGCCCGCGCGCTCGGCCTGATCAAGTCGCTCGCCGAGCGGCACATCGCAAAGGAGGCACCTGTGGCCGAAGAAGAGAACACCGAGGTCGCCAAGGCCGACGACACGATGGTCGCGGTCTACACCGCGGACGGCAAGCTCTTGGGCGCTGTCTCCGCGGACGACGTGACCCCGCTGAACACCTCCGTCCCCGCCGACTCCGACGCCGCGACCGAGGGCGACGCACCCGCCGACGGTGAGGCCGACGCCGCACCCGCCGCGGACGCCGCGCCCGTCGCCGACTCCATGGCACCCGCCCCCGCCGCCGCCGCACCTGCCCCGGCTCCGGCACCCGAAGCTTCCGCCGCGCCCGCCGCGACGGACGAAACCGTCACTAAGTCGTTGGACGAACTTGTGGCTGAGGCGGTGGCAAAGGCCCTTGAGGCCGCAGTTGCTTCCGCTGTAGAGCCTCTGGTCAAAAGCAACGAGGAACTGACCGAGCGCGTCGAGAAAATGGCGCGCACTCCCCGCGACGGCGGACCGATGCTCTCCGGCCAGCGGCCTAACAGCGTTGGTCCGGCTCTCCGCGGACACCAGGACGACCAGGAGGCCGAAGAACTGCGTAAGCAGTTGGCCACCGAGACCGACCCGGGCGCGCGGGTACTGGGCGTAGCTCAGTTGCTCAAGCAGGGCTGGCAGGCCCAGCAGTAACCCGCACACCACCAATTCCTCTGAACCCGTAGCCGGCTGGCCGCGGGTTTTTTGTACCTGAAAGGAACAGTCCGATGACTGACATCCCCGGCATCACCGAGGAAACCCTCGACGCCGTCCGCAAGGCCCAGACCGCCGGTGTCGTTGGCACCACCGGTCTTTACGGCTACGACCTCTCCGGCGTCGTTTCGCTGGTCCCCGTTACGACCCCTTGGTTCGAGCGTGTGGCCCGCAAGCAGGGCGACGGTTCCCAGGCCGCGCACTGGCGTGCATTGCTGAACATCAACAACACCCAGCCGAACCCGTTCACGGGTATCGACGGCGGCGGCTCCTTCGTGAACTTCAAGGAACTCGACGTGCTGGCGAACTACATGCCGGTCCGTCTCTCCGGCAAGGTCACCCAGGACGCGATCGCACTGGCCAAGAACTACGCGGACGCCAAGGCGATCTCCGTGACCGGCACGCTCATGCAGTGGCGGATCGCTGAGAACAAGGCCCTGCTCGGTGGCCAGAACTTCGCCCTGCCGACCATCGGCGCCGTGACGCTGGCCGCGTCCACCTCCGGCGGCTCCCTGGCCACCGGCACCGTGTACGTCAAGGCTCAGGCCCGCTCGCCGTACAACTACTACTACGGCGGCTCCGGCATCGCCTCCGCTGAGGCATCCGTCGGCGTCACCGGCCCGACCGCGTCCGTCACCGCGTCCGTCGCGGCTGTCAAGGGCGCTGTGGCTTACGACTGGTTCATCGGCACCTCCGCTGGCGCTGAGGTCTACGCCACCACGACCACGGTCAACAAGGTCGTGCTGACCAAGGCCACCGCGGGCACCGTCCCGGTCATGCCGTCGCTCTACACCGGCACCCCGACGGTCGCCGCATCGGACACGTCGTTCTCCGCCAACGCGTACAACGGCCTCCTGGCCACGCTCTCCGGCGACTACGGCGCAACCGGTCTGGTCACCCCCGGTTCCGGCTCGGACCCCTCCGGTGCGATCTTCCAGTCCCTCGACGGCGCGACCCTCACCGGTTCCGCCCAGGGCATCACCGAGATCGACAACCTCCTGGAGTCCCTGTACGAGACCACCAACCTCTCGCCGACGGCGTTCCTCATGAACTCCCAGCAGGCGAAGGACATCAAGGCGAAGGTGTTCGGCGGCGGCAACGCGATCACCTACCTCGAACCGCAGGGCAATGGCCGCGTGGGTGCGACCGCCGGCGGCTCCGTCGCCCGGTACATCAACGGCTCTGCCGGTGGTGAAGAGATCGAGATCGTCGTGGACCCGCACGTGCCTCCGGGACAGATCATCGCGATCACCGAGCGCATCCCTTACCCG